TTGCAACCCTGCCCAGCCCGCCTATTTCCCCTTGGCCACTTATCGAAAGCAGACCGCGCCACAGAGTGCTATCGCAATCATTTTGGAATTGTATCCTCTAGCTTTTTATAGTGCTTATCAATCTCAGCCAGATGCCTTAGCGCGTTCCCTTTCAATATATCAGTAATGGTTACACGCAATTCACGGCGACCTTTACGATCACCATCCAAATCACTAAAGGATTTCTTATACTCAGCAAGCAAGGAAGGATCATAAAGTAACTTTTCAACAACAACACTCAAAAATACAAGCTGATTGGTGATGCCGAGCACAGATACGACTTGCTGACCCGAACTGAACTCATGTACCGGCAACGCTTGGAGCGCCTTAATCATGCCCACCATCACATCCTTATGATAAATACTGTACAGCTCAGCATTACTACCAGGCTCCGCACCAATCGACTCAACAGCGCTACGAATACTGCAAGCAAACTGATGAGATGCATCAACGACAGAGAACATCGATTTCTGCTTAAGATCACTGGCGTGCTCTACCGAAAGCCGAGACACTCGAATAGCAATAAATAACGCCACAAGAGAACCTATCGCTTGGACCCACGCAGGGGCACCATCACTAGATATCAATCTCCCAAGCCAGTCCATGAACAGATGCCAATCAACATGCATTTCTGCCTCCAAAATAAATCCTTATCTTCACCGAGCGTGATACCAGCACCCTACGCCTCAGAACAGTCCGCCAAACGATGACGGTTGCCAGTTCATGATCACTAACTCGCCAGTTATCTCCGCCTTGCACTGGCGCTGATTAGTGTTGCTGTAACGGATATCTATACACTCGAAATGGAATTCGGCGAAAGCCCTCCGAATGTCCGGGTGGTCGTTGATGCTGACCATTACCTTACCCTTGCAGCGGCGCATGAAGTCCGCCATGCGCTCGTACTCCTCGAAAGGGAAGTCGACGCCATAGCCGGCGGTCTGCCAATAAGGCGGGTCCATGTAGAAGAACGTGTGCGTTCGATCATAGCGCTCGGCGCAGGCAAGCCACGAAAGATTCTCGACGTAGGTGCCGGCGAGGCGCTGCCATGCCGCGGATAGGTTTTCTTCAATGCGCAGCAAGTTAATAGCCGGCCCAGTGGTTGCGGTACCGAACGTCTGTCCAGTGACCTTGCCGCCGAACGCGTGCTGTTGCAGGTAGAAGAACCGGGCAGCACGCTGGATGTCGGTCAGGGTTTCAGGGCGCGTCATCTTCTGCCACTCGAAGATCTGCCGGGAACTGAGCGCCCATTTGAACTGGCGCACGAATTCCTCCAGATGGTTCTGCACAACACGGTAGAGGGTGACCAGGTCACCGTTGAGATCGTTCAGCACCTCCACCGGGGCGGGCTGGGGACGCATGAAGAACAACGCGGCACCGCCGGCGAAGACTTCGACGTAGCATTCATGAGGGGGAAAGAGAGGGATCAAGCGGTCGGCCAGGCGGCGTTTGCCACCCATCCAGGGGATGATTGGAGAGGTCATAGGTATGCAAGTCTTTACTGTATGGATAAACAGGTGTTAGGCTCGCCGCGCTTTGTGCACAAGGCAGAGGCCACGGCTGGACTTGCAGGAAGGGTCTGCGGGTTCGGCGGGCCGGGCTGGATGTTGACGCATCCTCCTGGCTCGCCTCTTTTTACTTGGTGACTTCGCGCACGTAGGCCTGGCAGGCCTGCAGTGCAATCAGCGCCCGGTCGCCCTCGTCGGTGATGGCGATAATTCGTTGAGCATGCGCTGGGTCAAGTTGGGCGCGTACGGCGCCATGTACCAGGCCTCCGGTGCCGGCGCTTTTTCGCACCCCACCGTCACCACCCGGGGCGGCAAAGGCTCTGGCGTCGACAAGGACTGACAACCGCAGATCAGCGGTAGCAAGCCGGTCACGCAGGCGAGTTTGAGTTTGTTGAGCATCGTTCATCTCCTGCCAATGTGTTTTGCCCTGCTCCTGCAGGCGAATCTCCAGGGCTTGTCGCTGAGTCTTCTGCTCCGCCAACTGCCCCAGAGCTGCAACTGCAGCCTCTTCGCGCTCTCGGCTATAGGCTCGATCCTTGTCCGACAGTTGCCGAACGTAACCAGCGGCCTGGTCAGCAAGCTGCCGACCGTACTCGCTGGCCTGCCACACCCAGGCGCCACGGCCGCCGACATACAGCCCGACCGCAACAGCCAACAGGGCGATACGCCAATTCAGCGACATTACTGCAGCACCTCGAGCGCCCGCGTGTAGAGCGCCTGGCGATCTTTCAAACCATTCAAGCCACCATTAATGCGACGGGTGATCGACTCGAAAAACGAGTCATCGGCCTGCAGCACCTTGTCAGCGAGTGTGTTAAGCCCCGCCCGCTGCCAGAACCAGCCGGCCGACAGCGAGGCGTAGACGGGTTGCTCGAGCAGGTCGGGGGTGTTGAGCAAGCGGCTGTCACCGAACAGCGCTTCGCTGCAGGCCTCGTAGTTGTCGCGGCCGGTGATCTGGATAAGCCCACGGCCACGGTACCGCTGACCATCGCCATCAGCCGCCGGGGTGTTGCCCAGGCGCTGCGCCAAGCGACCGGTGTCGTACTTGGCCAAGTAGGCATCGTTACCGAGCTCACGCACATACAGCAGCTGACCAGACTCATGG